AATAATATCAATATCAAATGCTGCATCAGTGGCTAGGGAATAAAGAGCCATAGTGGATGCTAAAAGGACTAGTGGGTACTCATCAATGCCTGGAAGAGTGAGCATTGTTGCTCGGCTACCGTTGGTGTCTGTAGTGCTACGAGCATGCTCTAGGAAAGCAGTATTGACGTAATTTTCAATCTCAGCATCTGTAAAGTACTTATACATGGTGCCAGATACGGTTATTACAGCACCGTCTGTTGGAGCTACGGCTAGAACCAGCATTCCGCTCTGTTCTTCTACAGAGGTTGTATTAGATACGTTTGTTGCCCCCACCTTAATAAAAAGAGTAGACCCTTTTACAGGAGCATTTGTTAACTGAAAGCGGGTAGTAAATCCGTCACCAACAAAGGTTTCTTCAAAACTACGGCCCATATCACCTAGTTCAGACCGAAGCCGACTAGAAAGCGCTGCAAGTGTTGCCACTATTCTCCTCCGGTAATTGCTGTAGCAATATAATCTCGTGATTACCGCGATAAGTCAGGACAAACGTTAAGGGCCCTCGTAGACGAGAGGGCGGTTGTCTACGAGGGCGATCTAGATATTAGGCTTTTTAGAGCCTGTCGTACAGGTAACCCTTTTCTTGCAAGTGCTGAGCAACATGCTTTGCTACCTTGTACTTCTGTCCGGCTTTAAAGGAATAGTGATTTCCTACGCCGATTGTTACAAAATCTAGGTCTTCAGCGACACGGATAATCTGGGTATCGTCTGCAAGACTTACGCCTACGGTTTCAACCTCATCAATAACGGTTGCTACTGCATTTGGGTTTGTTAGATCCAATACTTCTGTTTCTAACTTAGCTGCAGCTTCTGCTGTAGCCATTGACATCTGACCTGCACGTTCTGCGAGTGCTTCTGCGTTTGCTTTAATTTGAGCTTCACGCTGACGTCCTGTGACGTCTGTTACTTTTGCTTTTGACACGATTAGTATTCTCCTGTTGTTTGTGTTGGGGGGCGGATTTTTAGGCCCGCCCCCTAACGGGTTAAATTAGTTGGTTTCTGCCAATACTACAGACTGGTCAGTGATTAGACCAAGACCGTAAATTGCATACCAAGCAAGTGCGTGCTCACGACCGAAGTCAAGAATACCGCCATCGCGGAGTTCGACTGGAAGAGAGATTGCGTGACCGAATGCGTTATCTCCAATGAAGATAGCTGTGTAGCGGTCCTTGTTACCGTTACCGGTCTTTGTTGCTGGGGTTGTGTATCCGCCACCTGTTGGGTAGGAGATTGATCCTGCAGCAATTGCAGTATCAGCTGAGTAGCCTGAGCCAGCTCCGCCTGCAACCTTTTCAATCTGTGTTGTTTCGATGAATACTGTGTCGTATAGACGACCAATTTCACCTAGCATGAAGTTTCCTGGAGCTGCGTACTTTGTAACTTCGATGAACTCAGCGTTGTCACGAAGCTTGCGGCTCTGGTGTGGGTGAACGAAAGCAACATATGTCTCACCTAGGCGAGGGATGTTCTTTGTTGCAAGTGTCTCTACTGCGTCCTTAACGGTTGCTGTTGTGAGATCAAATGCACCGGTCAAAGATGCACGTGAAGTACCCTTTGTACCGTAGTCATACCAGTTGTTGACTGCGTTTAGTGATGTGCGGTCATAACCGTAGATGACTGAAGATGCAGCCATAAGTGTGTCACGAGCCTGTCCATCAAGGTAAAGAGCCATGTTACGGCCAAGAAGACGTGAGGCTGAAGCCATTACGTCATCGAATGATGCGTTCAATAGAAGCTCAGATACAGCAATTGCATAGCCATGCTCTGCAACTGTGATTGAGAACTGTTGAGCGGTTAGTGCGTTAGTTGACATACGAACACCTTCAACTAGTGAAGATGCGAAGCCAAGGTTGTTGTAACGCATAAAGTTGATCTGGAGACCAGGTGCAACTCCTAGTTCTGTCTTCTTAACAGCGAACTGTTCGAAGCGAAGAATAGGCATTGACTGGAAAAGAATTTCCTTTGACCAGATGGTCTGAATTGCTTGTGTAAGCTGGCTGTTGGAGCCAGAGTACGCTGTAGGTGCTGCGGCTAAATTGCCGGTACCTGTTACGGCTGATGCCATGTCGGTTTTACTCCTTAGTTAGATTTAAATTGGTTAGGTAACTTCTTACCCGAAGATTCCCTTGCCTCGGTCTGATGCTGATTTACCCAGCAACTTTCCTCGGTATTTTGCGTATTCGGTAACCGACATTGCGGCAATTTGTTCCGCAGTAAACTGTTGTTGGTCCATATTAGTGTCCATCGGTCCGGATGGGGGCGCTGTTACACGACTCCCTGTCATTTCTTTGCGGGCACTCTGCATTGCAGATTGCGCCGATTCCAAGATCCGTGAACTACGTTCACGAAGTCCTGTAATACTCTGTTCAATTTCTTCAGGGGTGTTTCCTGAAATGAGATCTACTAGCTCAGGCATGATGTTCTCACGCTCATCTTCTAGGCGGCGATTGCGATACTCTGTGAGTTCCGCATACTGACGCTCACGCTCTAGAAGAGTGAAAGCACGTTCACGCTCTGTGCGTTCCGCTTCCAACTTCTGAGCCCACTCTTGTTCTTTAACTTCAAGAAGTTGACGAACATCCATTTCAGATTCAGCCTTCTTACGGGCTTCTTCCTCAGCAGCAGCTTTTTCAGCTTCCATTTGAGACAAGCGTTCTTCACGCTC